CTGCTCCTGCACCAACACCGGCTCCNNCTCCTGCACCGCCACCGGCACCTGCACCTCCACCGGCTCCACCACCACCGCCACCGGCTTCAGCATTTAACGGTATTCTATACATAATATCTATAAATTCTTCTACTGATTCTATTTCTGTTGTGCCTTGATCGGTCAAAAATTCATCATAAAGATCTTGTACTGAGACTTTCATTATTTTACCCATATGGGTAAAAAGACCTAATAGCCCGCCTGTATTATATGCATTGGCGGCTTTCTCTTCTCCGCTCCATTGTCCTTCAGATCTATATAAAGGTATTTTCTGTTTAGGTGGTGTACTAGAGATACTAACAGGCATTCCTGGTAATGTAGGTTGGCTTACTTCCCTTAATTTCATTATTTTACTCCAATTTGTGGATATGGATATATTGCATTAGTACTAACAGGATAAATCGTTCCTACATCTAATGTAATTTCCTTCATTTCTTCTAAATCTCTTACATAATGTAAAGTTTTTGTTTGCTTATTCATAAACAAGATACCATCAAGATCACCATCACTGCGTTTAACATTTAAATAGTTTAAAATATTATATCTACCATATACTTGTTTAAAGTTTACATCATTACCTGCCAATAACAATTTGCTTAACTCAGTAATTTGTGCTACACTTAATGTTGGATTAGTTGCTTGGAAAATTCCCATTATACTTCGTAATGCTTGTTTCTTTCTTGGTAAATCACTTTGTAAAGCAGGATTTTGTAGCATCTGGATTAAATTTGAACTATTCATTCCTGTTGATTTTGAATTAGCAACTTCGTCTATATCTGCGAAATCTCTCTTAAACCCTTCTACTTTACTTGCCCATGTTTGATCCGGTTGTACATTCCAGTCTTTAAATCTAGCATTTTTTTCTGTTTTTGTTTTTAACTCAACATGTTTTTTATCTATAATTAAGTCGCCCTTTCCTTTTCCAGATCCTATTCCTGTTACTTTGTTACTCAATACTGTAAGTAAAAATTCTCCAGCACCTATACCATAATTTACAACATTAGATAAATCATCAACAAAATCAGTCATGTATGCTTCAGTTCCATATCCTTTAAACACATCTGAAAATACATATCTACCACCTGTTAAAAGTTTTTCTGAATCTAAAAGGTTATCTTTTTTCCACATCGCAAATAGTTGAGCTCTTTCCAGTGGTGTCATATCTATACTTGCAATAATTTTAGCAATCTTTAATTGATCTCTTTTTACTTCTTTGTCATCTATTTGATCTAATTGATTTGTTAAACTTGCTAGTCTGCCACCAACACCCATATCATTAAGTAACTGCTCAATATATGATACAATTTTATCTGTTTGAGCATCGTCATCTGGTAAATCTCTAATTTTGTCTATTACATCATCTTTATTTTCAACTAACTTTACCTGTTTTCTTATACTAGGGTCTAACTGAGAATTAATATATCTTTTAAGTACATTCCTTAAATCTGATTTATCGCCACCTACACCTCTAACAGCTCTGAAATCTGATAGCATTTGTGGTGCTGGTATGGCCCAATANGCATCCATTTGCTTCTTTAAGATCTCCTGCCGGCATTGGCTGTGACAATAATTTGTTAAGTAAATGAGGTATACTATTGTCTGGCAGGGCGTCACTGGCAGGGCCGTCACTTTTTTTACTTAATTTTTCCAGTACTGTGGATTTTGCTACTATACGCAACTGTTCTTCTAAAGTAAGTCTATCAAATTTTTGTAGTACACTTTCATTACTTCTACGTGTGGCCGATAGTGCCTTTTGGAAAGTATCAAAAGGTTCTCCAGTTTCTCTAGAAATACTTGCTATGGTATTTAAAACATTTTGTTTAAAATCATAAGCATTGTCTTCATTATTTAAAAATGATACTAGGTTATTTACTTCACCACGTGCTAAGAAATTCTGCATACCTTGTTGCATCATTCTGTCAAATCTCAGATAATTACTTCTGGCTTTATCATAATCTGCGTCAGGTGTGTATGGCGGTGTACTATATACAGCACTTACATCATCCCCATCATTACCGTCTGCATCTTTTCTAAAATAGTTGCCACCGCTTACCTTATAGTTGTCTCTGATATATTTTTCTGCTTCTCTTACTGAGGCGGCCCATCTTTTTAATCCAATTACATTTTGGCCATCATCGTCGGTTTCAGCAGGTCTCCATTCGTGGTTGCCATCAAACTGTTTATATGCTTTAGCCAATAAGTTTACACCTTGATCATTTACACCACGTTCTATGCCTAAATAGTCTGCCAAGTTGCCCCAATCTGTTTCACTTGCTATACCATTTGAGGAGCCACCATCTAAAGGATCTATGCCTGCCGCTATGGCTAACTTATCTAATGGTTTTCCTAAATCACTTTTGTCTATATCTACGTCACCATCTAAAACTTTTCTAAGTACATCTTCTAATGCTACTTTAAAACTACCGTATCGATCTTGCTTCATAACCTTAGCAACAATATCTTTCATTTTTGCCGGATACTGTTCCCAATCAAATGCATCAAATTGTTTTTGGCTTGCTTCGTCGTTGTTCATTGACCAACTTGTTGCACTACTTCTGTTTAGTGGTTCACCGCTGGTAGGATTTTGTGTATCTTCATCTGGAAATAAATCTCCTTGACCAGGTGCACCTTTTCTGCTATCGCCTTTGTTAGTTATTTCAATACCAATACCTTTTAGTTTTGAATACATGTCCCCGTCACCTGAATAAAACTTTTCGTCGTCGGTCAAATCTTTCCAACTATAACCATATATTCTATTAAATCTATTTAATATTTTTTTATAACCTTTTTTACGCCAGGTATGAAAGTAGTTTTTGCTTTTTTCAAAAGTGTCTATAAGTTCCAAACCATTAGTGGCGTCCTCGGCATCGCTCCAGTGACTGGAAGGTATAACATAAACTTTAGTATTGTTTATATTTTTGTTAAAGTGGTCTACGTGATTATCTAAATATGCCCCTCTGTCGTCATAGTCTTCGTCTGTTATGGTATCAAAAAATTCTTTATCTATGTAAAACCAACTGTGACTTGGTATGTTTAGTTTTGCTTTTGCGTTGTCTCTGACATTCTTTTCAAAGTCTTTATTACGTTTATCTAGTCTGTTTTTATTTGATATATCTGATTTAAGATCGTTAAATCCTTCTGCTGTAAATATTTTATCAAATGCTGTTAAAAACTTTCTTATTGCTTTAAAGTTTTTCTTTATAATTTGTTTTGGATACGGTCTGGAATGAAGGTCTGGTTCTATCTGTTTACTCTTATAATATGTTGGAAGCATACTTAAAATACTTCTAATAACATAATCATCATAAGAAGGAATAAAATTAAATAAGTCATCATCTTCTATATCATTTGCTCTAACTAGAAAGTCTTGAGCTTGTTCTACTTTTCGTCCTCTTAAACTTAAACTCCAAGAACCTAATCCATCTGCATTTTCAGTATCTTTTACTTGCTCAACTTCTTCTGGACTTGCTGTAGAAATATCATTCTTTAAGTCATCAACTATTTGTGTGCCTATTAATACCAGTTTCTTCTTAATAATAGAATATTTAGGATCTTTATCACGATGTAATTGCTCTAAATGATCTAATCTCATTCTCATTTTTTGTACTAAAGCCATTTGAGCAACTTCTTCATAGTTGTCGTCGCTTTTGATATTTACATGATGGCTTGTACTTGTAGGATGTTCATACCCAGCATACGGTTCTAAGAACTTTTTAAGTTTTGCTGTAGCCTTTTCTGACGTAATTCTGCCTGGTGATAATAAAGTTATATTAGTATTCCACCCCGAACCTCTTAATTTAGCAACAAAACCGTTTTGAGATCTTTCGTTTGTTAAATTTTGTAATACACTTAATACTTCATCTTTTTCTAGGCTAAGACTTGTATCTACTATTAAGTCTGCAAGTTTATCAATTTTAGTATTATCTTTGCTATCATCAGTTTGGAAAAACTGCCATAATTTACTTGCCAGTACATCTATATCCTGTGCTTTAGTAAATGATGGAGTTGATATAATATCTTTTTTAAATAATGTTTTGATACCTTTTTGTAATCTTACTACATTATCTTTATCAGTACCACCAAAATTAAAGTCTTTCATACTTGAAAAAGACAGTTTTTCTATAGCATCATTATTTAATTGTAATTCTTTAGCAAACTTTCTAAATACGCCAATGTTTTTAGCACTAACAGGCCCTCTGTTATTTCCGTCTGCTATATCTCTTGCTAATAATGTTACTGCTGATCCAAACCTTTCTTGTGATTTTTTTAATTCGCCTGCCGCCCTTTTACTTGGTGCCATACTGTTAGGCATTATATATCCTTTGGCTGTTTCTTCTTCGGCTTCGCCCATCCAACTAGGATCTTTGCCAGTGCCTTTTTTGTAATCTTTAATGCTTTGTTTCCATTCTTTATCTGCATCTGGACTACTTAATTTTTCATAGTTTTGTAAATATTCAACACTACTACTTAACATTTTAATTACATCAAAGTAATCTTTTTTACCCACAATACCCTTGGCGGCATCTATTACTTCGTGATTAACTACTTCTAAATCTTTTAATTTTTTAGGATCTATTTCTTGTGACTTACGCAATAATCTACTAACTGCTTTAACATAGTCTGTTCTAAATGCATCTTCATCATATCCTGCTTTCATTACAGTAGCATATCTTACAACTGCTTTTACAACTTTTTCATACATTGTGTTATAGTCAGAACCACCGGCTATTCTAAATTCTATAAGATCTGTTCCTGCATTTCTATCTTTTTCGGTTTTAAAATGTATGCTATTAAATTTACCAGTGTCTATACCTTTTGCAAGTACTTTTTCGAAAGCCTCAAAACTTTTTACATCACCACGTTTCATACCTTCTGCATGTTTTAATACATTTCGATATTGGCTTTTAGTATAACTGTTACGCAATCTGTCGAACTCTGCAAGTAAGTATTCGTCACCTAACAGCAATGCCATCTTTAATTTGTTTGGCTCTGCGGCACTAGGTAATCCTGCGGCTTCACCATGCCAACTCATTGTGACATGTAGTCCTGTACTATTGTTCGTACCAAAGTTTTCTTCACTCCAGTCAAATAAACTCTTCATTTCTGAAAGCATTTCTCTGGGACTACTAAATACAGGCGATATTAATTCTGCACCAGTACCTTCATCAGGTTCGATACTGCTATCTCTCTCAACTGACCAACCAGTTGTAGTATTTGTATCTCCGTAATCTCCTGATTCCGGATAGTCTGTGAATGAACTATTATTTTTGATCCATATATTTAATTCATCTGCAACACCTTCAACATCGCCACCACCACTAGCATAATCATATCCATAATCATCAAGGAAACTACTCATATAACTGTAGTTGTCATTAATCCAGTCATCCATGCTGTAGTCATTATCTGCGGCTTCTTTGGCTTCGTCACTTAGATCATTGTCTTCTCTAACATAGTCTCTTAACCAGGCTACATATTCTTCTTCGTATTCTTCTTCAACAAATTCTCTTACCCAGTTCATATATTCCCAACCGTCTTCTTCACGGTTTTCATATTCTTTAGGATCTTCTTCCTCAAAATCTTTTTTGTATCGTTCTATTGCTTCTGAACTTGGACCACCATCACTATCAATAAAATCGTTTAGGTATTCTTCATCTTCTCTGACCTCATTTACTTTATCATCTATAATGTCATCTAGGTATTCGTCTTGTCCTTTTTCATATAACCAGTCTTGATAATCTTCATATGCTTGATCTGGCAGATCACCATAGTGATATTCAATATCACCGATTGACATATCATCAACATCGTTACGGCCACCATCCACACTAAAGAAAAATGTTTCTGCTTCAAATCCACATTTTATAGGTGCATCAAAGGCTTCTGTTGCTACACTTCGCCTGTTAAAGTTTATTTCAAATAATTCTGCAGGTTGTTCTTTTAATCTTTTTTTAGAAAGTTTTTTTATTTTACCTTTAAGGTCTTTAATTTTTAATTTTTTACCCTTTCGTTTTGCAATTTTTGCCAGTTTGCCTTCGTCCATTACTTGAATAACTTCTTGATCTTTTGCTATTGCTATGTTTTTACCGTCAGAGCGTTGTACTACTAGTGCTTCAGGATTGTCACCGTCATCAACAGGAGATAAAACTGTATAACGATCCTTTTTACCGTTTAAGGAAATTGTTACTGGTTCTTTGTTTGTGGGATCTATTGTAAAATCTTTTGCTTGTACTGGTTGAACCATAGGTTCTTTAGGCTCGTTGTCCTTTTGAGGAGTTCCGTTTACTGTAGGAGAACTAGTTGAAGCATCTGGACCACTTGCTATTGATTTTTTAGTAACTGTTCTATTTTGTTTTGCATTAGTTCCATGACCGCCTCCGCCAACAGCACTTCCGCCATATTCTTTGAGCAAATGTTCTAAAGTTTTTACATCACTAAATTTCATATGTTATCTTCTCTTGTTGAGTGCCGCCACTCTTTTGCTCTGAATATTAAAACGTTTTGTTCTTCTGGATTTTCTAGCCATTCTAGAACCTAACCTTGCCTTAGTTTTTTTCAATGTTAAACGTTTTTTAAAATCTATTGGGGCATTACATTGGCTTGCTTTACTCACAACTCTGCCTTTACGTCTACCACTTGTACATCTGATAGCACGTTTTACACTATTGCCCATTTTACGCCAGACCATTCTGGCTTCTATAATAGGCTCATCTGTAATTTCTGTTAATCTCATAGCACCTTCATTAATAGACCAACCACTGTTGTTACTAATGTTGTAAATGTTAATCCAACAATAGCAATAATCCAACTCTCTAATTTGTTTAATCTATCTTTTGTTACTTCTTTAAATTCTTTTAATTCTGCCGTGATCGACTCTATGCGAAGCATGTCTGCAATTATATGTGCTTCTATATTGCCACTTTCTATATATGGCTTTGGTGTTAATTCTGGCTCGTTTTTCTTAGGCATGTTTTACTCTATAATAGGTCTTGTTTCGTAAATTCCATATTAACTGAACTTTTAGTATCTATTGTACCACCGTTCAGTACTATTCCATTCAATTCATCTTTAAGTGTATCTATTGTGTGTACCCCTTCTCTTTCAAAAGCAAATTTAAATATCCAACCTGCTCCTGTGATACTTGGTGCTCCATAGTTTTCTAATACTAATGTGCCTGATCCACTTAATGGTACAGGATTATTCATAACAACTGGTTGAGCTCTTAATCCTATAACTTGTACTACACTCTCAAAATCTTTTTGTGTGTTGTCGCTAAAATCTCCTGTGCTGGTTATATCCAACTTTGTAAACAATGAATAATATTCTATATTACTTGATAGCACTTCACTGCTACCCATTGCTCCTGCTCTTTGTCCTGCACTCATAATATCTCCAATTTGTGTATCTGTGTTCTACTATTTATCGGTTTATGCGAATCTATAATCAAAAAAAATCCCAGCAAAGCCGGGATCTTTTATGTAAAAACTAAATCTTAACTAAATGTTGCGATTAATGTAGTACCAGTGATACTAGGTGTTGCGCCTGCGCCTTGTAAAGCGATGTGACTTCCACTTACTACACCAGTTACTGCTACAACTACGAAGCCTTCTACTTGTGCTTCTGTACATGCCGCTTCAACTGTTACTACTGATACGTTATCTACTTCTAAAATGTGAGTAGTTCCTACGAATCCGTTTGCCGCTCTGACTGCCGCGTTTGGGTTTGTTTGTGCCATTATAATTCTCCTAATTATTATGGAGTTAAAATAACTCCGTTACACTTATTTATCTATTTTTAGTCAAAAAAAAGGTACTAATCAAAGTACCTTTTTAAATAAGTTATAAAACTTAGAATGAGACGTCTGCAATAACGTGACCTGCGATATCACCGTTTGCTAAATTGTCTGCACCTTCTACAATCATATTAACTGCCGCACCACTTACTGCGCCAACTTTTAATAATGAAAGGTTTAAGTTTTGAACTGAGCTAACTAATGCTGTTAATTGAGTTGCTGAAATATTTCCTGATTGTTGAGTAAAACTCTTAAGGAATACATCTTTACCAATAACTTCCATTGCCGCCGCCGCTCTTCTATCTGCTTGTGCCATTTTAATTCTCCTAAATGTTGTTAGCGAATATATCGCCGTTACATTTATTTATCATAATTTAGGGTTTTTGTTTTTATAGGAAGCCGCTATTTTACCAGTTGATGAAAGCATTCCTGCTATCTTATCTCCAAAGGCCTTACCGGTGCTCCAGTCTTGGCCTAGATCTTTGCCGGCATCACCAACTGCTTTAACAACTGGTTTAACAACATTGCCAATTCTTTTTACAACTCCAGGCTTTCCAGGCTTAACGGCATTTGTATTACCTGCCTGTCCACCACGTTTTCTGACAGCATTTGTGTTACCCAACTGTGCACCACGAGCCCTATCAATCGAGCCCACTTTTTGCTTTTTGTCAATTTGCGTAGGCATTGCACTTCTAAACTTCTTTAAATCATTAATAATTTGATCTCTTTCATCTTTACTATTTGCTTCACGGTTTGCAAATGTAATTGCGGCTTTCTGATATGCAACATCAACACTGGTTCTGCCAATAAGATTAAACTGGTTTAAAAATTCGTTAGCAAATTCAGTACTGAATTTCTTTAATTCTCTGTATTCTAGGTTAGCCCTTCTGGATTCTGAATCTCTAGCCGCTTTGGAAGAAGGACTTGAACCAGTACCATGTCCTCCTATTAGTTCTGAAACTATTATTTCATTTATTTTCATTTCTGTTTTTGCCTTCCACTAGCCCAATAACCTGCTATTGCGCCTAGTCCTGTTCCTGCTCTCTTATATTTATCTACCTTTTTACCGAATTTTTTAGCAATTTTTTTACCTGCATACCTTCCTGCAACTGCGCCTGCCACAGTCCCACCTAATCTTTTCATAGGATCTACTTTAGTAGGCTTGTCTGCTACTCTGTATTTTTTATATTTAAGCATAGAAGACATTGGCACCATTAACTCACTGCCTCTGCCTAAACGTCTAAGTTCTTGTACTATCCTGGTAGTTATACTTTGCCTTTGTATATATCTTAAATTTTCCCAATCCATTATTAACCTACGCCATTGTTTATACATAGATTTCTTAATTTTTAATTGGCTTTCTAGTCTAAACATATATGGACTAGCCAGTGTGTCAGACGCTCTGCCGTTAGCGACCTTAAACATAAACTGCCAATGTGTCCTCTTATCAAAGTTTAAACTCTTTAAATGCTTTGTACTGCTAATTCTATCTCTTAATTTAACACTTTTACTTTCTGGATTGGACACCAGATATGCCAGTAAATATAAATCAGTAGCATGGCTTCTAAATAATGTGTACCTTCCATACTGAGTAGATTGCTTTGCGTAGGACTTAGCATAGTCCTGTTGGTTGTCGTCTTTAGACAATAAAAATGTAATTAGTGTATTTAAATATAATANTTCTGCNACAGACTGACCAGTAAGTTGATTGAANCCTGCTGTNGTTCTATACANCCTTGCTTCTGATATTTCTTTGTCTATTAATTTAAAATCCATTTTTGATTCCATATTTTGTTCTGGCCATGGTCCCCAATGTTTATGTTTGGTTATCATTGTAGCCATTTGTTTTAAATCATAACTTTTTATATTTTTAGGATCTGCGAGTCCATAAAATATAGATTTACTGCTAACTTTACCAGCAAACTCTTCAGGCATATCATCGAAACCCTTTATTAAATCCATAACATCTGTGCCCACAGTGGTATGATCTACAAGTTTATCACCGTCTTGTATCCAAGCATGACCATAAGTTCTACCTGCCATTGCACCTATTCTAGGAGTAATATCAGCATGTATTAACCTTGCTGTAGGACTACTATTGTCCCTAAATGCCATGCCATTTGCTTCGTAGCAATCACCTAATCCTGTCACTTTCCAGGTACTCCTGTGCCAAAGTTTAATCTGCTAAACTCCAGTCTATCTACTAGTTTTAATGCATTGCCCATTCTGTCTACAGCAACAAATCCTTCTTCGCCTGTTACCTCATACCCATTTTCAGTTTCTTTAAATGTTGGTAGTTGCCTAATTGTTTCTAACTTTTTAACTATTTTAATTTTTGCTTCTATAATTTTTAAATACAAATCATAAACTGCAACTATTTGTGGTACATTTTGTTTTATAAATTTAACACCCTGTACTAATTTGTCTGTCATCTCGTCTTGCTTTGCCTGAGTTTTATAACCATCTATTTTCTTTTGCATAAAGTCTATATACTTTTGTACAAAACCTTGTGCAAATTTTACAGGTTGATCAAATGCTCCTGCTCTAATATTATTATTTACGTGAGCTTTAAGTTGCTGTAAAAAATCTTTACCAATTAAGTCATTGCCTTGTTCTAACCATTTAAATGTATCTGAATCAATAGATTTTAAATAATTATTACCCATGGCTATTGCATCTAAAACATCACTACTCTCTTCTTTAGTTAATGTAATTGTGCCACTAAAGTCTTTTATAATTGCGTCTCTGTGCCACACACTAGATGTTTGCCCTAATTGACTACTATCGAATCCATAAGATGCCTGAGTATCTGCAAGTGTAGGTCCACCTTTATATTCGGTATGCCAAACAATACCCATCTCTGAACTACTTATTTGCTTTGCTAAGTCGCTATCAGTAGGTACTGCATATACAATAGTATTTGGCTTAAACACTAGTACTTCTTCGCCATCAATATTTGTAGTTTCTAAATCACTTTTACTGTAAAGCATATCGCCTTGAGCAACTGTATTCCAGTTTAGTTTCCTTAAATTTCTTAATGCTGTTTTAAGTTTTACCTGAAGTCCTTCTGCAGGATGATTTTCCTCTATGTCTTTGTCTGTAAAATTAATCTTAGGTTTTCTCTGAGCAAAAACTCCTTTTGTACCTACAAAAAACTTTCCTGTCTGGGGATCTTTACCTGCAATAATGGCTGGAGCACCGTCCCATTTGGTTGTCATACTGATTGGTGTTTTTGTATTGCCTTCAAGCATGTCATGTAAACTATAAAGATAGTCAATTGCTTCTTTGGCTCCTTGAAATCCTCTATTAAAAATATTATCTTCCAGATGCTCTAAGTGAGTATTCTTACCCTCTGCTTCTAAGATAATTTCTTTTACGAAACTTTCAGTAAGGTCTGCAAATTTCACGTTTACGCCTGTATCTTTGTTAATCTATCTGCTGGTATAAGGAAAGGATTTGGGTTTGTGTCTGATTTTACTTGATAAAGTTCTGGTCTTTCTTTATTTTGTCCTAGTACTGTTGCCATTACCTGCTTGCCTTTTGAAGTTGCATGATTAGATGTAAAACTTACTTTATCGCCTTTCTTAAAGGGTCCTTGTTGGTTAGGTCCTAAAGTACCGCCAAGTGCTTTTGATAATGCATTGTATCCTTTTTTTACTCCTCTTCCTAACATCTTTATCCCACCAGCAACTGCATCACTAGGCATATCAATTCCGTATCTTCCCACAGCCGCGGCAGTTTTTAATAATACTTTTCCAGGAGTTAGTGGATCACCATAAGTATCTGGTGCTAATCTTCCTCTGCCTGGTTTTTTGCCGGCCTGCTTATTGACTTTTGCTTGTTGCTTTAGAAGTGCTTTTGCAAGGGTATTATATAAGGAATTGGATTTACCAATTAATTCTTTAGTGCCGGGAAGATACCAGGACCGCATATTTTTATCCCATACATATTTTTTACCGCCATAAGTAGCATCACCGTTATTAGCAAATTGTACGCCTTTAAAAGGCCAAACTTCCTTTAGCCTAATTTCTTCAGTAATAATATCATTAATTTGCATTGTTATTCTCTTTTTGGGATTCTTTGATAATTTTACCAATACCTCTGGAGAACTTTTTGCCATCTCGGCCTTTTATGCTATTAACTAACCTGTTTTGTAGGTCTTTTGCAGTTGCTTCATCATAGTATGTATCAATCTGTTCTAGTAAACTGATTGCACTAGCAATTACATGCTCGCCTCTATTAGACACGACATGGTCCCTGTCTCTGTCGACAGAAATCTGATTTAGCTCTTCTAATATACTACGAGTTTTACGCACAATATCTCCAATAAAATTGTATAATGCTATTTATCACTATTGATCGTTTTTCTTAAAAAATTCTCTCATGTTCATAGCACCTGAAATAACGTCTTGTGCTTCAGGTTCTTCTGCTTTTATTGAGTTACTGCGTTTTAATTGATCCACTAAGTTAGATGTTGTAACTGTCATTGCATCTTCATCACCTTCCTCAAGATCTTCTATTCTTAATGTGTCAGGATCAAACTTTAAGTCTACTTTTGTGCCTACACCACTACTAGAACGTGTTTTCATAAACTGTATCTGATATCTGCCTTTTTCTCGCATAGCATTACTAGTAAAAATACCTACAACGTTATCTGCTGTTTGTATTTTACTAATACCACCTGCAATATGATGATGATCAAATTCTATTTCCTCTACTGCTCCTCTGTTTAACTGGGAGGCTGTAACAAATAATAAGTCTTTTTCCATTGCTAAGTTACGCAACTCTTCAGATACATATTTGTCTTTAATAAACAAATCACTGCCACTTACTTTAGCACTAATAGGCATCATTAGATCCAGATAATCTACCAGTAGACAATCCACTTTCTCACCACATGATATTTCATATTCACGTAAAAATACTTTTATATCATTTACGTTTACACCATTAGGCATTTGTTTTACTCTCAGTCTACCTGCACCTTTAGATTTCATACGAACCTTTAAATCTACATCTTCCATGTTTCGCATAATTTCTTTTGTGCCATATCCAGACACCATGCTGTCTAATCGCATACTAATAAGTTGTTCACTAAGCTCTAAACTAATATAAACTGTATTCAATCCTGCTAATGCCCAATTAACTGCAAAGTTCTGTAAAAATAAACTTTTACCAGCACCTGAGCCACCAGCAAAAATAGTCATCTCACCTCTGTTCATGCCACCATACAATTTGTGATCTATTCCTTTCCAGCCTGTACTAATTGCACCAGACTGATCTTTAATCCATTGCAGTCTTCCTTTAGGATCTTCAAAGTAATCTAAACCCAAGTCTTTTACAAGTCCTACTTGTACTGCTTCTTTAATTTTATTTTCCACAGTACCATAGTCTTGATTCTCTAATAAGTCTGTGCTTTCAATAATTGCTTTCTCTAATGCTTTGTGTCTACAAAATGTTTCAAACTCTTTTAAAAACCATTCATGATGATCTGATGTTACATTTGGAATAACTTCTAATTGCACACCACTTGCCGCACTTACTTGCTCTGGCGTTGGAATACTGTTAAAGTCTTTAGAATGACTTTGAAATAGTTTTACTGCATTTCTGTATTTAATATTAAAATAATCAGCATCAACTATGTTTGCACACCTGCTAAACAAGTCAGGATCGCTTATTAAAAACTTTAAAAATAGTTCTTGTGTTTCTTCGTTATAGTTTGTTAAATCACTCATAGTTTTTCTATCTCATTAATTATATATCTTGCGAACATCTTATGTCCTGCTTCGTTTGGATGGCTATCGCTTGTACTAATAATGTTATTTCCAGCAATAATACTAATAGGCTTAACAAAATGTCCTGGTGTTATTATGTCTACGTTATTATTGTGTGGCATACATCTGGAACTCATGCCAGTAAACAAATATTTAACATCGTTTTGATTAAAGTATGCTATTGCAGTATTTAATAAATTATATGTTTCCTGTTCTACAGTTTTTATTGTTCTGTGTAATAACGAATGTTTAATAAAGTTTTTTACCTTTTCATTTAATTCTGTTTGATCTATATCACTCCTGTTATAAGATCTATCATCTAAAACAACATCGTCCTTACACATTCCTATCCAGGTATCAAACTCTGCATCATACCATTCATCTCTAAACCAATCAGATAATTGTATAACAAAAAATGTATCATGATATGCATGAGTTTGTATATACTCTAGTGTACGCCTTAGTATTCTTTTGTTACTGCTACCTATCCAACTTTCATTTATAACGTCATAACCTTCCATAAAATCAGGCCATGCAGACTTATTTTGTAAAGCATTGCCGTAACTAAAACTACAACCGTTTACATACAATTTCATATCATCTTTGCCTTTACTTCTATTTTAAGTTTATTATCTGTTGCATGTTTAATAATACTGCTTACAGTTGCCAATCTGCCATAATGCTGTACGGCATCTGCGGCATCTTTTACGTCTACATGCCAAGGCGGGAAACTTACTTCCCACCCTAGTTCAGCGGCCTGCAACATTAATTCTATTCCTGCTTTATCTCTATCAGGGCAAACTATTATTCTTTTGCCTAACTTTTCTATTAGGTGTGCTTGTTCTGGACCCACACTATTACCTTGTATTGCTATGCCATCTACAAGTATTGCATCAAATACACCCTCAGTTACAATAACAATTTCTCTTTTACTGTCTGCAAATCTGTCTATATTAAAAACATATCCTGGTTGCATTTTATGTAAGTACTTGGGCGTTTGCTTGTCAGGAGGGCTTATATGCCTTCCTGTCCAACCTACTAGCTCATTGTTGTATGTAAAAGGGACTACTAATCTCTGCTTGTATAACTTGTCTTCAAAGTATAGCAGTGGATATAGACCAAGTAGTCCTCTTTTGATTGCGTACTGTTTTACAGCATGTTCATCTGATAAATCATCTACAATAGTTGCTGTATCTGGCATCGTTTCTGTTTTAAATTTTTGCAAGTTGTATACATAATCTGTAGCACTTTCTGTTTCTAAATCTTCCGCATACTTTAATAAATCTATTGTTACTTTATGTATATCCTGCTGATCCGCTCCTAGTATTGTTGCTAAGTCTTTATATTTCTTTCCTAGTGTTGGATTAGGCTCCCAACCAGTTGTATAACCACAATTAAAACAATTATAGGATATTTTTGCACCAGTTGTAATTAAGCCACCGCGTTTCCTTTTATCACTACACATTGGACAATCCATAGTGTTCCAGCCACTAGGTGTTTTACTAGTTCTTATTGGAAGATTATCCAAAAGGAGACGGTGCACCTTTTCTACTAAAAAGTCTATATCCATGCATTAATTATACATGAAAAACTATTAAAAGTCAATTAGTTTCTTAGTTGCACTAAAGAAATATTTCCTGCTGTTGGTTCGCTCATTACTCTGATATAATTAGCATTTACTTGGAATGTACTGTGATATATTGTTGAGTTAGATGTTAATGAAACATCTTTTTCTATATTAAACCAATCACTGCTGTTGTTAGCAGTATCAGGTGTATTTTCAACACAACTTGCTTGTATAGAAAACTTTCCTGTAAATGCATCTGGATGAATAGCAATACTATGTAAACATGATGTAAAGTTTCTTGATTGATTACCTTTTAATGCAGATGTTACAAAAACATTACCTTGATCACCATTATTTGTATTAGTTACTTGCATTTGTTGAGCTACATTAGATGTTTGAGTTTCAACTGGTGTCTTTTTAGTTTGATCCTTTACTTCTATATCAAACTTAATGTTATTATTTTGATCTGCAAACACGGGTAGCTCTAAACTGTCTGAAGTTTCTCTAGTTACATATAACTGATATAAGCCTGCTTGTAAATTTGTTAAATCACCTTCTGCCATATTAAGTTTTACTTGTCCAGTAGTTCCTGTATGTTCTAACAATCTAGAAAATATTCTCTTTCCTGTATAAGGATGAATTAAAGTACCTCTTAATAAATCTGAGTTTACATTTTGTAGTTTTCTGTCTTTATTTCTTATGCTAAAAGTTATCTCATTAGATAATCCTTTATGTGCTGTTAGTTTTTTATTATTCATAGGTCTGTTATCCACATATAATCCATCCGAGTCAATCACAAGATCAACTACGTCTTCGTATAAAAATAATTTGTGATCTCCGTAACTCATATAGTTATTTACTCTTTATATTGTAGTATTTATCATAATGGAACATAAATAACATTGTGGAGAAAGAAAAACTTATAACAGAAGCAGAAGAGCGTTATCCCTTCCTTACTGGCATCACATATGGTGGCAATGAGTATGTTGGTATAGTAGTTAATCACGACAATGCTATTTGCACATTTTATGATATAAGCAAAATGCCATCTATAGAAGTAAAACGTAAGTTTTTAGAATACGGTGATATGTGGTGGTGGGAAAGTAATAGACAATTACCAATAGATATCTTTCTAAATCACGAAATGAAGGAATTCGTTCCTTTCCTATCTACATTTGTAATGAAAGATGTAGAAGTTTTATTTGGACCTATGACGTCTTTACAGAATTTAATTAAAAAAAGAATTAAAAGACGTGGTGTTCAATTAGTTCGTAAAACTGATTAAGTCTCACAAATTAAATTTAATTGCACAATAATTGCTAAAGCATAACCATAACTATGACTTTTCTTAAAAAAGTAAGAATTGTCTGTAGGCTTTGTCCAAACATCTGCCTCTATTTGTTCCCAACTCTTTCCAACTAAATGTCTTTTGCCTGGTCTTATTATTGCCAGTATCATTGCTAGTTGCTCTAAACTAGTAGGAAGATGTTGCTTTATTATCTCATAATGATTACTAATATGGAATAACTGTTCTACAACTTCTTTGTGTTCAAACAACTCCCACATAGGTTCAGTGTCTACAAGTTTATCCAAATGTGTTTCGTCGTGTATGCCTGTGTAGATATGATTATTTAAAAAGTCTACCTTAAACCACCCTTCTTGTTCTGCCTTTTTGTGATCTATTGTGCTATATCCTTCTAAAGGAAAATTAGGAATGTTTTGAAAGTATACACCTGTATTGTGCTTGTTAAACATATTATCCTTTTCAATACTTGCAGGTGTGTGATTAACTAACTTAAGAAAGTCATCTCTGTTTGCCATATCAATGTCTACATCAAAATCAATTATCATTTTTTATATGCTATTCTTTTTATATGTGTATGTATATTAAAGTTACAACTTATACTATATCTAAAACTATTACCCAATACTGGTGCTGTAAAATGTAGTAAACTTGCAGGAAATATTAGCATGTCTCCCTCTTCAGGCTCTATTGAAACGATGCTAGGTGTAAATCCGTTTAAGTCAACTGCTTGTCCATACATAAAACTTATTTGTCCTTTCTGTTCTTGATTTGTAGTAGGATTTACAGTATATAAATCTGCATTATCATCTAATTGTATTTTGGGATAAAGGACACAAACTAAATCTGCCGCTGTTACGTGATTATGTGGCGGATTATATTCCATTGCCACTTGCTTATTATACCAACCTGCTGTTAATTCTAATAAACTATCAAACTTTTTTTCTGAAAGTACACGTTTATATATACCACTTTCTATTTCTTTAAAGTAGTTTTCTACTAAACCTATCAATTCATTATGTACTTTAGGATTTTGTTTAAGTAAGTGTGTAATAGTATTTTCTTCTCTTATAAAGCCAACAAGTTTATGATTCTCAGGTACCTGACTTTGCAAACACATATCATAAAGAGCTTCTGTAGTCTCTTTACTTAATTTACTTTTTGCAATTTTAGGACCAAAAGTTCCTACTATTTCTAAATTTTTACTCATTAAACAACGAACTCCACTTCATTAATTTTTGTTCTTTTAAAAACATTCTATCTTTTATTTGTTCATCTGTAACAAATCCATCTCTTTTTAAAAGCTCAATCATACACATAAGATCACCTATCTCATCTTGTAAGTTACTTATATCGTCAGGACAACTGTCTTTCTCAAATCTGATCAATTTGCTACAAGCCTGTACAAGCTCTCCGCATTCTTCCATTGTGATAGTTAGTAATTCTTGTCTTCTGTTCATTCTTCTTTTACAAATATTCCGTCAACCATTTTGCCTTTGCGATCTTTTATATCGTTGTAGGCAACATTTAAACATTCTTCTAATGTAGTGCCTTCTCTTTCAGCAATATTAATAAGGATAACTAGACAATCTCCAATATCGTCTTTTACATCTTCTCCTTTACATACACTATCTGAAAGTTCTCCAACTTCTTGTATTAACTTTAATACTTGATCTTTACTAGTTGCACCATCAATAAGGTTTCTATCATGATGCCATTTTGATGTTAGATCTATTAAATCATCTAAATCCCACATTTCGTTTGTCGTATTTTCTTTCATATTCCTGCAACCTCGCATGTTGTTTTAATTTCTTCTACTTCTTCTCTATTATGTCCAAATTGTTTCATCCAAAAAGTTGTATCTATAATGTGCTGTATCATTTTTACCTGCTCATCATTAAATCTAGTAAGTAATTCTCCGCCTGTCTCACTTAAATATAATACCCAGGGACTTACTTTAGCACTTCTTATATCATGTACTGCTCTTGCTGGTGTTACAACTTGAAAATAATCTTGCCAATCGTTTCCTGTTTCCTCACTCCATTTATTAAAGTACATTATAGTTCTCTCTAATGCTTTAAGTCCTGGTTCCTTCTTAACATAAGTCAATAAGTATTCATCATATAACTTATCTTTACTCCAATCTGCTAATTTTTTACCTTCTTTAATTAACCATTCAGCAAATTTTTCTGGTTGTAAATATTCATTTACTACACAACTTCTACCAAACTTTGTAAATCCTTCATAGTATTGGCTTTTTATAAAGTCTTCCATACTTTTGGCTTTACTTGCCTGCGTATTAAGTTCATAAAACATCTGAAATACTCTGTAACCTAGTCTTATATGCGTTAAGTCTTTATCTGCCCAACGTCTTTTCTTTACGCACATATGAGCACTTAAAGTTCTTTCACTTCTAAATACTTTATCGCACCATTTACATTTATTTTCCAAAGATATCCTTGATTGTTTTGTCATCATACCCATGATCTTTTGCCATTGCTTTTAGATCTTCTTTACTGTTTATTCCTATTAAGTTATTAATGTCCTCTGCCTTCATATGCGGAAAAGTTTCATAAATAAAATCAAATACTTTGCTTTTCTTCTTTTTACTATTAGGCGGTTTTATATAAGGATGAAACTGTACCGACCCAACACCACATACACTTAATAATAACCATTGCAGTTCAGGATGTTTACTTACTTCACTAAACTGATAATTTACACATTCGTTAGTCATAAAAATATAATCTGCGGCATTTTTACCTTGAACACTACTGCAATATCTCATCATCATCCAGGCACTAAAGGCCTTTTTACCTTCCTCTGACAGATTATTATAAAACTTTCTGTCCTTTTTGTCAATCGCAGACATAATATCCTTTAATGGTATTTGCGGTTTTTTAGCCATTACTTCTTTATCTCATTGTCATAATAATCATGTGTGCCTGCTTTATATCTTGCTTTACGTTCTGATACCATTACTGTTGATGTCCATGCAAATGCTCCTGCACCTATTACTAAAATTATACCTATTATACAGTTAATTATTTCCATATTATTCTCCTTCGAATTCAATTAATGCTTCAACATTAAACCCTTCGCTCTCTATTATAGCACGTCCACCTAAATCGGGCAAGTCTATTACGGCCAGAATTAAAATATTTTCTTTTGGAACATTCCAACATTGTGCTATAAGGCTAGCCAATGCTTTTGCTGTTCCACCTGTTGCAATTAAATCGTCTACAATAACAATTTTATCATTACTATTTAAATCTGAATTTCGTTGTATGTGTAATGTTGCTTCTCCATATTCCAATTTATAATTTCTTTGATATGTAGGGTTAGGTAACTTACCAGGCTTTCTTGCTAAAATTAAAGGCAATTCCATATCTCTTGCTATAGGAGAGCCAAATATAAACCCTCTGCTTTCTATTGCAACAATTTTAGTAGCATTAAAGGACATACATGCACTACTCATACTTATTAATGCTTTATTGAACGCTTCTGGGCGTTCTAACATGCTTGTGATGTCTCTAAACTGTATTCCTTCTAGAGGAAAGTCTGGTACTGTTCTTATACTATCTTTTATGTCCATAAGTCTATCTGTTCCCATGGCATACTTGTTTTACCAAAATGTCCATAGTTTGTTGTTTCTGTTAAATCTAAATTAAATAAATCAAATCTGTCTATAATACCTTTAGGTGTAAGATCAACTCTATTAATAATATCATCAGCAATATCCTGTCTTACTTCTCCATCAGCATATACATAAACACTAGTTGGTTCTTTAACACCTATAGCATAACTTAATTGTATAGTGCAATTTTCTGCTTTGCCACTTGCAACTACGTTTTTTGCTAAGTATCTTGCCATATAGGCGGCACTTCTATCTACTTTAGTACAATCCTTACCACTAAAGGCTCCGCCTCCATGTGGAGCATAACCACCATAAGTATCTACAATGATTTTTCTTCCTGTTAGACCTGAGTCTCCATCAGGTCCACCTATTACAAATCTCCCTGTTGGATTAATAAGCCATTTTGTTTTTAATAAATTAACTTTATCTTTTACTACAGGTAATATTATATCCGTTACACGATCTCTAACTTCTTCTATTGTTAGCTCATCACTATGCTGAGTACTACATACTATAGTTTTTATATCAATAGGTTTGCCAACACTATCATAATTAAATGTAACCTGTGACTTACTATCCGGCCCTAGCCAATCTGCACCATTACGTCTGGCTTTTTCTAATGTTTTTAAAATTTCATGGCTATAATAAATTGCACTAGGCATATAGTTAGGTGTTTCATTACAAGCATATCCAAACATTAGTCCCTGATCTCCAGCACCAAAATCATCAGTACCTAAAGCAATATCAGGAGATTGTCCATGTAACTCATTATATACTACCATTCTGTTCCAATGAAACCCGGCTTGCTCATATCCAATATCCTCTACAACTGCTCTTACAATATCTTCAATTAAGTGTTTGTCAAACTTGTCGCTTTTATATTCTCCAGCAAGAGTAACCATATTAGTTGTTACAAGTGTTTCTATTGCCGCTCTGTGATTTAAATTCTTATCAATCAAAAATGTTGCAACGGCGTCTGATATCTGATCTGCTACTTTATCAGGATGTCCACTACTAACACTTTCACTAGTAAATTCGTACATATTTTACCTCATTTTTAAATTTAATATTTCTTCCCATTCTGCATATTCTGTTTTATTAAAAAAGTTTACAGGAAACTGAGGGGGCTCTATATGTAACCACCTCTTTCTTTTATAAATTGTTTTAAACCAAACTTTATTTCCAGTAATTGTTATCTTAGGTGTAAAAGCAAATGTTTTTTTCCAGTCAGTAGTTCTTAAGTTGTCTTCGCTGTTAATATAATCCCCTGCAATACTTTTATTTTTCAAATGAGGATACCTCGAATAAGCAGGATGGTTATAATTCGCCATCCTTTCTCATCTGCTCCCTAATTTTGGTTGCACTGATATTTTGTGTTTCCTCATCTAAAACTTCTTCTTCAATTTTATATCCTACTCCTCTGCCATAAGTAATATTCATTATGTTGGGTACAGGATAGCATCTAAACTTGCCTGCATGTTCGGCCAGTGCTATTTCTATGTTCTCACAAATCTTATCCACTTGCCAAGGGTTATCGTCTGTTAAAGGCATGTCTCTAACAAGTAATGCTACTTGACCATGTTTTTCTAATGCTCTTTCGAATAACTTTTGATGTCCTTCATGCCATGGTTGAAACCTTCCTAACATCTGTGTGGTTGGTTGCTTAGGTTGGAATTCATGGTCTTTAATATCAACTGCAATTAATCTGGCCCATTCTTCAATTTTTTCTTCTGTCCACCAATCTTCTGCATTTATAATAGCATTTATTTTAACACTATCCATAACAGGTTTCTCAAACATTTTGTTTGTGTCTTCGTATTCTCCTTCTTCTATAGTGTTCATCCATACTACATACTCAGGAACATGTTGCTCACGAAGTTGATTTGTAGGACAAACAAAGTCTGCAACACCATATTGTCCTTTTGCAACACTTTTGCGAACATAGTCTCGCATACGCAATGCTTGTCTTTCTCTACCCTCAGGAGAAAAATCCCAATCGTTAAATGTTTCTCTTATTTTATCAGCATTATGCCAATCTGCGTTACCTAATATCTCTACCAGTTTTTCTGCAAGGGTTGATTTACCTGAGCCAGGTAATCCAAAAATTAATACTCGTTTCATCTGTTTTCTCTCTCCCATTCTGCGTTTTCATCGAACTCTGCAAGATACTCTTCCATGTTTTTATCAATGTTATCCTGACTGTCGTGCCACTTAGTATTTAACCAGCCTACTTGAGCATCATAACTTTTACCGGTGCTGTCCATATAATCATAATCAGTTTCTAATTCTACTTTGTCGTAAAAAACTGCATCAACAAATTCTGCTAAATTTGTTTCCACAATGCCATAACCTAATTTAAATTCATCAAAGTCCTCACCGTCTGTTTCTACAAACCAAGCACCAAAGCCACCTTTCTCTGAACTATGAAACATAAGTACAGGCACATATTCATTACCTTCCTCATCCTTTTCATTTATTAATTCAGGTTGATCATCAGTACTAAAGTAGCCACCTTCTCTACCGTATACAAGTATTCCGTCTCCTTCATATACTTCTTTTTCGTGATCATAATCATCTGATCCATCTGCTGGAACTTCATATACTGTAAAGCCACCATCTGCATAAGGACTATTGATATGTTCAAATCCATCATTTTCCCACATATAAAAGTCTTCACCAGGTAATGCAGGATGTGGTATTCCTTCTGGATCTAATAATGCATCAGAGGTTTCTTCCTCTTTAGGTTCCCAATCCTCTGCTTCTAAAACTGCTTCAACAACTTCCTCTTGTTTATCTGCATAATAACTTACAAATGCAGGATTAACTTCTCCTAAAACTGCCTCTCCACCGTATCTGCCGCCTTCTATTCTAAATTTTCTTTTTGCCATCATGCCTCCTCGTTAGGATTCCACATTACTAAATTGCTCTTCTTGAGTCTGTTAGTAACAATAGTCCATCTATTCTGTTCTGCTTTCCATTCTTTCAACCATTTGTGACCATCACGTTCTGCATCAATAAAGATAGCATTAGTAAATGCTAGTGGTAATAATATAGCAACATGAATAAAGATACTTACAAGTGTATTATAGTTAAAGAATCCTAAATAGTTTGCCGCTAAGAATCCAAAAAACACACTCCATACTGTAAACAATACTAGCATAAAGTAAGTCTGTAGACTTGGATCTGGGATATACTTCAATGGATTATATCTCACATCCATCACTCTTCTCCAGCCATTTACAAGACCCATTACA